ATGAATTTAAAACTGCACATATTTTCTCTATCGGCGTTGTTATTCGCTTTCACTCCTGTGTTGGCTGAAGAGTCTGGAGCAAAGACCATATGTGAGCTTCCGCGTCCAACGCAGCCTCGCAAGTCTGCGCAGCCTGTTAGACCTGAAATAAGCCTCGTCTGCGGATCAAACACCGTTTCTCAGACAGTCAACATGCCACCAACACCAACCATAACGACTGTCTCGACTCCGAGCGGCAATGCTTCTACGGATTCAGCAACCCTTATCGCGCTTATCTCTGCGGCTGCTGGGGTATTCGGCGCACTGGCCGGCGGACTGGCCAGCTACCTGGTTGCCAAACAGAAGGCGAAGTCTGATTTGGAACTCGAAACCAAACGCCTACAGGCGAATCTTGTAGCGACAGAACGGCTTCGTTGGCTACAAGATATTCGTGAAAGGTTTTCGAACTTATATAAACAGCTAGACATGCAGTACAATTTTGCGAAGCGTCCAGTGGCTACCGGCAACATTGCTACCATACAGAAACAGCTTGATGAGATGTCTTCTGAGATCATGGAGCAATGCAACATGATCACGCTAATGCTTAATCCAAACAAACCTGATCAAGCCAAGCTTTACGACGCGCTTCAACTGGTGCTTAGATTCATACTGGGAGTATTCCAGAAAACGCCAGCAACTATCACGCAGTCAGATGATGACGAGTATGCAAGGTATAAGCAAGCTGCATTCGATGCAATGACATGCTTGGGCGTAGAAACTTGGCGGCAAGTAAAATCCTTGTCATGAGCGCGCGACGGTTAACATTTGAATGGTTCTTGATTGACCTGAACTCCATATTTTTACTTACTGTGGTGTTATTAGTGTCCCTTTATGGCACATAGCTGCCATTCAGATGATTGCGCACTGTCATGGGGTGTCGGGGGTCGGAGGTTCAAATCCTCTCGTGCCGACCAAATTACTCCTTAAGAACCAGCCTTTTACGGCTGGTTTTTTTATGCCTGAAATTTGTACGGGGTGAAACTGGGGTGAAATTGGGGAATTACTCCGACATAAGTTGCCCAAGAAACAGCGGAACAGCCACTCGCATATCCTCTTCTATACTTTCAGTCTGACGACTGGAGGTTTCCTATGTGTGGTCGCTTTGCACAAGCACAGACCCGCGAAGAATACCTGGCATATCTGGCCGATGAAGCCGATCGCGATATCGCTTATGACCCAGAACCTATAGGCCGGTACAACGTGGCCCCCGGTACCAAAGTTCTGCTGCTCAGTGAACGCGACGAGCAACTGCATCTGGATCCGGTGTTCTGGGGCTATGCGCCCGGATGGTGGGATAAACCACCGCTGATTAATGCACGCGTTGAAACTGCAGCCACCAGCAGAATGTTCAAGCCTCTGTGGCAACATGGCCGGGCTATCGTGTTTGCGGATGGTTGGTTTGAGTGGAAGAAGGAAGGTGATAAAAAACAGCCGTATTTCATCCACCGAGCCGACGGTCAGCCGATATTTATGGCAGCAATTGGCAGTATACCGTTCGAACGCGGTGATGATGCAGAGGGATTCCTGATTGTGACTGCAGCGGCTGATAAGGGACTGGTAGACATTCACGACCGCCGGCCGCTTGTCTTGTCACCGGAAGCTGCACGCGAATGGATGCGCCAAGATGTTGGTGGGAAGGAAGCCGGAGAGATAGCATCCGACGGAGCAGTGCCGGCAGACAAATTTATCTGGCACGCTGTATCACGCGCCGTTGGCAATGTGAAAAATCAGGGGCCAGAGTTGATCGAGCCTGTCACTTAACACGCAGCAGATCTGAAAACCTTGTTGTATACCGCGGTGAAAGCATCTCGCGTTTCATCGCCCACTGCTGTTGGATGCCCTGTCCTGCAAAATACAGCGTCCCCCTCCCGCCTTTGGCGTTGAGTTGATCCAGCACTTCCATCAGCTTCTCGCTGCCGGCGCGCGGTGCATTGTCATCAAACAGGTTAAGCTGTGCGACACCCTGGCTGAAGAAGTCTCCCAACATTACTCCTGCTTTCTGGTATCGGTGTCCGTCTTTCCAGATGGCATCAAGGCACCGTGTGGCCGCTGCTATGATGTCCCGGCTGTCTTGCGTCGGTGTCAGTAGCTTAACCGATGCGCTGTTACCGTAATATGGCTCATTAAGTGCAAATGGCGATGTTTTAACGAACGCGGAGATGAACCGACAATACTGGTGTTCTCCACGCAACTTCTCCGCTGCCCGCGACGCGTAGCTACAGATAGCCTGCCGCATTGCATCGTATTCAGTGACACGTTCACCGAAAGACCGACTGCATACAATCTCTTGCTTAACGGGTGCAAACTCTTCCAGTTCAAGACATGGCTCACCGCGCAACTCGCGCACGGTTCTCTCCAGGACCACATTGAAGTGCTTTCGAATAAACCGGATGTCGGTATTAGCCAGGTCGAGAACCGTCTTGATCCCCATAGCTTCGAGCTTTTTGGTAATTCGACGGCCGACGCCCCAGGTCTCATCAACAGGAAGTGCCGCCATCAACTTGCGCTGCCGATCAACGTTAGACAGGTCAACAACTCCACCAGTCTGTCGTTGCCATCGTTTCGCGGCGTGATTTGCCAGTTTCGCCAGCGTCTTGGTCTGCCCTATTCCCACACCAACAGCAAGTCGCGTATTGCGATACACCGCATCCTGCAGTTCCCTACCAAAGTCCTCCAGTACACGGCAGTTCCGCACGCCGCTAAGGTCACAGAAAGCCTCGTCTATTGAATATATTTCGCAACGCGGTGACATCTCTTCGAGCGTGGTCATCACCCGGTTGGACATATCCGCATAAAGCTCGTAATTGCTGCTGAAGCAGACAACACCACAGCGCCGGAACAAATCTTTCTGTTTGAAGTACGGGTCACCCATTTTGACACCGAGAAGTTTTGCTTCAGTAGAACGCGCAATCACGCACCCGTCATTGTTCGACAGCACAACAACCGGTTTTCCTTTCAGATCGGGCCGGAACACCGTCTCGCAGCTCGCATAAAATGAATTTACATCAACCAGGGCAAACATCAGATCACCGGGCAGTCGTCAAGTTCGGCGCTACGGGCGTCATTGATGATATAGGTCACTACTCCCATAATGAGAGTTTCTGACGTCAGCATCTGATGCCGATCCGGATAGTTGAGATCTTCAATACATCGCACCGGAGAGAACCGTAGACGCTTAAGTCTAAGCTCATCGTTTAACTGACATATGACAATGGAACCATCAACAGGAGTCGCGGCGCTGTCCACCACGAGCATTGCATCTTTCATGATGCCTACCCGCCAGATAGTTTCCGAAGACTGCATGATGTAAGTCGATGTTGGTCTGGGGATCAACTTACTGTCGAGAGAAAGCCTTTCAACTGCATAGTCTGATGCTGGAATGTGAAAACCCATATAGCCCCCTTCTATTGACACTGGATATAAAAACAGTATAAATACTGTATATCCAACCAGTAAAGAGGGAAGGGAAAATATGTTTGTCGAGCTGGTTTATGACAAGAGAAACGTTGCAGGGTTGCCAGGTGCAAGTAACATCATTCTGGCAGAATTGACAAAGCGGGTGCACCGGATTTTTCCCGATGCCGAGGTGAAGGTAAAGCCAATGCAGGCCAACTCCTTAAACAGCGACTGCACAAAAACTGAGAAAGAACGGCTGAACCGCATGCTTGAGGAAATGTTTGAAGAGTCTGACATGTGGCTGGTGAGCGAGTGAACTATGGACAGCTTGATCATATCGGGGATCAGAATTTATTTCCCTAAACCCGGCGAGCGTCTTCCCATCCCACCGGATAACATGCGCAATTTTGCCATCAAGGGTACCGTAGGTGAGCGTTGCTGCATCCTGGCATTCCTGCGGAAAAGTTGGCAAGTTCTCTCGCTTCCTGAATACGAGCATACAGGAGCGGCCATTATGGAAGCGGTAAGACAGGGAAAGCAAAACTGGAGATAGAGTTCGCGTGGGAAAGGGGCCAACCGGCCCCTTCAGTTAATTAACCCTTCAATGCAGTTTTCAACATTTCGATCTCTGCCTTCAGGTGCTTCACATACCCCAGTAAGTCCATCACGATCGGGTTGTTGTCTACAGATGGCCGATCACGAGTTTCCGCCCCAATCTTGTTACCGTCGTCATCCATGATATCGGCGATTTCTTCAGAGTTGTGTTTGATGTATTGCGGCGCTACCAGTTCTGCTTCTTCCGCGATAATGCCGAATCGCTCGCGGTTCTGCTCGTCGTCGTTGTACACGAAGTTAACCATGCGAAGTGCATCAATACGGTTTACTGCTTCCGCAAGCTCGGCATCTTTTATGTCGCGCTTATATGCCAGACCCGATGTACCCTGAAGCGCTAATGTGCCGCTTGAGTACGGCATGTTAATAACCAATTGCCCCACGTTCGACTGCGCGCGGTTACGGGCAATAAATTGCAAGCCTGATGTACCATTAAGCGACATTATCCACGTTTTTCCAACGGCATCGGCGTTTGCCGTATTCTGGTCACGAAGCCCTACGGCAATAAATCGGTCTCCGTTAGCAAATAACCCACCAGAAAGGCCGATTTCGGCTTGCGTGATGAATTGACCGCTAGGGGTATTAGGCTTTATAAATCCAGCGTGGTTAAATGACCATGAAGCCGAAGCGTCTGTGCTCCATGCTTCTATTACGGCACTCACATCTCTGAAACCGGAAGAATACGTGTTATGCGATACACTCAGTGACCCACGCGCCACTTCTACACCGGCGATTTTATAAGAGCTAATCACATTACCGCCGCGCGTTAATACTCCGGGGCCTGGTGCTTCTGCGTCCTCATTAATAACGCTCCACAACGTGTTAGCCGCCGTAAACCCGCCGGATGCGCGGATGATCCAGACACCGACAAAAGAGTTAGGCCATACCTGGTTAGCGCTACGCCCATATACAGGGTTACTGTCGGAAGCTTTAAATGATAGCAACTGCAACGCAGTGGCTAGCGTGCCGTTGAGGCTAATAGGTCCGTACTGTCCTGTTGTTCCGGTTGATGTGGAGAACGCGCCACCACTCCCAACTAGGTTATTATTTAATTCTCCCGCTGGCGCTCGAACTTGCCGGAAGTTTAATGTACCGGCAATGTCAGGTGCGGCGCTTTCGTATACATTGCCCGCTGGCAATAATCCACCCTGATCGCCCCGACCAAATAGCCCCGGAATTGACCCGCTTTGAACACCGTTAAAGTCTGGCACCCTGAAAGTAGTCGATCCATCGCCGTTTGAGTAGTTGCCTCGCTTCCCGGGGTTAGCCAACCAATCGGCATCGTCGATCGGCGTGTGCATTTGCGCGTGCACCCATAATTCAGGCCAGTCAGCGCGGTTTAGTAATTGCCCGTCGGACAGCACCGCCCACGCCGGAATAAATGCGCGACTGGTCCACAAAGTCGGCATACCCACGCCGAAGTTTTGCACCCCGTTCATGGTTGGCCCGGTTCCACCTCCGCCAGATACATAGTTCTCCACCCAACGTTTCGTCGTTGCGTCATATGGGTTTACCGGGTCTCCTGCCAACGGGGTAGACCCGATCGGACGAACGTTAAGCCAGGCGGCGGCACGATCCGCCAGGTCAGACAGGTTCAGCGATTTTACGAGAGCTTCTGCAGGGTTATGTGAGGCCGCGTCTTCAGCGGACTTCCTCGCTTTCTCCGAATAGTGAAGCGCTGAATATTCGTTACCTGTTACCGGGTTATCTTCCGGGTTAAGCGCATATTTTCGAGCCAGTTCCTTATAGCCTTCGGCATTCGTTTCACTCTCGGCAGCATCAGCGGCTGAGCCCTGCGCACCAGTTGCAGCAGTGGACGCAGTCTGCGCATCAGTTGATACCTGTGATGCAGTTTCAACGACAGTGTTTTTATCGGCTTCAACCTGCTGTGCATCCTGTTTGATTTGTGCAGCAAGTTGATCGAGATACTCAACATCCAGTGTGTTCAGAATGTTTGCAATACTTAACCACGAGGGGCCAGAGAAGGAGGAGCCATCCGGTAACATGACGGTGATATGACCGTCCACACTGAATACAGCCTGCCAGTTTTGTTTGTCGTAGTTCAGCCCACGCAATGCCTCGGTGCTCTGCACCACCAACGCCGCCGTAACCTGGTTCTGTGTGGCACGTGGTACTGCATTCCACGCGGAACCTTGCTGTGTAGGACCGGGATATTTGCTGATGAGGGTGATTTCAGTATCACCTTCAACGGACTTAACCGGCAGCGTATAAGTTACACCCCCAACGGTAGCGACAACGAAATCACCGGCGGTCAGTTCCGTGGAAAATGAGGTGCCTGCCCCGGAGACCAAATCTGAGTTATTGGTCAGGGTTAATGTTCCTGCTGACATATTATTTCCTCAATACATTGGGGGAAGGACAAGGATTGGCATTGCGATGTTTTGGTTAAACCTGTTGTCGAACCCCTGATTATAATAGTTACCAACAACCCGACTAAGTCCGGCTCTAATATTATTTCCGGAACGAATCATCCCCTTAAAGCGCACATTATCGTAATCGCCAATCTTGCGGCTATTTGACCCGACAAAACATAATTGCGTAAAACTGTTTCCGACTGTCTGGTTACTGTCGGACACCGTAAGAAGTCGTTCGTAAATAAATGGTCGTTTAAGTGTGGAAAATGTCACCTGCCCCGCTGAGTTGGTCATGGTGATACCAGGTCCCCCAACCGGGGCGGTATTATTGAATATAACCAGGTCTAATGTAACGCTCCCGGTGACGTCATCAGACCCTGTGTAATTGGTATCCCGCACGATAATATTGGTACCGTCGAATCCTACTGATACACCTCCGTTATCCCAGCGGGCGAAGGGTATCCCGCTTACAGGAAGGGCGCGGGACCCATTCACAACCCACTGCCCAACCCATGCGCATGTCATTAATTTAGCGTTGTTCGATATAGCGGTGAAATCGGTAGAGTCAGCCACCAGCAAGCCGGTGTTGTAAGTTCCAGCTGGCAATATCTCAAGAACCGTGCCGCGCCAGTCCTGCGGGGTGAGGTTGTAGCCGAACTGGGGACCGCCGTTGATGATTACTCCACTATTTCCATTTCGTGCAACTGACGCCATTGATACGGGGATCTGAAGAAATACCTGGTTATCGACGATATCCTGTACTTCGACCGGCTTCGTTGGTACGACAATCACCTGAGACCCAGCCGTTAGCGGAGTGCTTATTGTCATTTGATTACCGGCTGTGCCGCGCCCCGAGAAGTTCGTGCAAAACGACGGGGCACGAAGCCCCGCTGTAATCGCCATCACCGGGCGACCATCGTTATAATCAATCAGAATACCTTCCGGCATAATTCACCTACCATTTACCCACAACGACTCGCCCGCCACCAGACAGATTGACAGTAATTCCATTGCCGTTAATAACGACCGTATTGTTCACACCGTTAAATGCAAACTGGCCGCTGGTCGCATACAGTTTCCCATGGAATTCACAGTCACCACTTTTATCAATATTCCAGCCACGTGTTCCGGCGAGAAAATTATTCGAGCGGATATAGTTTGCAATTTTGGCATTGGTGATACTGGCATCCTGAATAAGCGCATCGCGAATAAATACCTGCCCGTTATAGACAAAGAAGGCGGCGGTGTAATTTCCCGGATCGCTACCAGAATAAATGCCGAACTGATCAGCAGCAAAAACCACTGTGGATTTATATGTGCTGCCTGATGGCTCAATGGACATGCCAAAACCGGTGTTATATTTCACACCGTTTCTGACAATCCCAAGGTTCAGTGTGTACGACGCTTTCGCAGTACCATCGTTGTTCACTTCGGCTGTTAATTTCTGATTTACAGCCGCCATCAGTTCCCCATCCGGCCCGATCTGCGCCTGTACATAATCAGCCAGTTCAGCGAATGCGCCATCCAGATTTGCAACCGTAGTGGTCACCGTCATAACTTCGGCTTTGACTTCACCATACTGCTCAAACTGACGCTGGACCGTGCCGTGATTGGCGAGGGCATTTTCCATTATGCCTTCAAGGTTTGTATCAACCCCGCCTTTAACGTTCTGGAATGCTTCAGAATTCTGAACAGAATCATCAATGAGGTCGATCAGGCTTCCTGTATCCATAGAGCACAGAGCAGGAACTTCGATAAATGCAGATGCGCCGAATGCGTTAATGGTCCTGATATACCAGTAATAGGTATGCCCGACCTGTAACTGATTGCTGGTCCATGTGGTACCCATCCCCTCTCTGCTGGCATTGCCCTCAACGATCTCAGTTGAGGTGCCCGACAGTTGCGTCTCACCTGATGTCCAGAAGTCGAACTGGGTGGAAACGTTGGTGATAGCAGCAAGGCGGGGGAACATCGTCACCGCAAAGAAACCCTGCTCAATATCAACATGCGAGGGCGGCGGCGGCGCTTCAACACTGAACTCAAGATAAGCTTCCGGCGATTCAGCCCCCATCTGATTCACCGCTGAAACATGCGCAGTGTAGGTATTCCTTGGCAACCCAGTCAGACGAGTGAAAGACCCCGGCACCTGAGCAGAAAGCACCATCTGGCCATTGCGACGAATGACGACTTTGTTATAGACAACCTGCCCGATATTTTCCCAGGACAGTATCCCCTGGACCACCTGACCGATTTCTTCGACGGTGTACTTCATGTTCTGCGGCTGGGCAACACCACCGGACGGTAACTGAGTGAATGGAGGGCGCTCTATAGGCTTGCCAACAGCATCACCCCATACATCAGCCGTTTCCTGTTTTAGTGTCAACTGCACGCCGTTCTGCACACCAAATTTCCAGTCCGTTACCCGCATCTCAACGTTCACGATGCCGATAGACGGGAAATTGACTTTCACATACATTCCGGGGCGATACCGGTAGCCGCTGAGATTCAGCGTAACGTTCATCGTTCTGGCAATACGGGTACGCTTTAACTTCACATCAGCCAGGCGCTGAGCCTGAAACTCACTCGTCACAAATCGCAGTTTCATATCCTGCGATATTTCGACGCCGTCCTCCGCCACCCACTCGCTTACAGATACGGATGGGAAATCAGCCTCAGTAAAACCCTGTAGCGGATCGACGAATGTTCCCTTGATAGTGTTAACACGCTCCGCCTGGGAGACTTCCGGCATGATTTCGATATCACCGGCCAGCTGGCTTTCAGTGATCACTTCCGTTGCCGGGCCATAGTACGCACCAACCAGCAAACCATGCTTTCCGGCAATATAGGTGACGTCTCCTGCACAGGCCGCAAGCATCCCCTCCAGAATGCTCACCTTGTTTTCGCTGAGGTCAAACTCACCGTTGATCGTGTAGCGTCTTTCGACGGTATTGCCGCCGGTGATCACATCCTCATCGCAGATGTTGGCGGCTTCCTGAAACTGATCCCAGTTGATGTCTGAATCAGGAACCTTCAGGTAGTTGCGGTAATAGTCCAGGATGACCAGAGCAGCGTTATTGCTGTATCCGGTCAGGCCTGTTCTCGGGTCGTATACGACGCGCCCAAACTTCTCTACCTTGATATTGGGAATACCGGACGGGAATTTCTCTGCGCTGAATTTCAGGGAGACACGAAGCCATGTGATCCCCTTGCCGATCATGTCATTTTTCCATGATGGGCAGTTCGACAGCATGAACGGATCAGCGGTCTGCCGGTTCGTATGCAACTGGAATGATGCATGCTCGGGATAACTGCTGATGGGTTCGTCGCCGAGCCATACCGTTCCGATGCTGGATAATGAATGCCCTGCGAGAGCAACGGCCAGGTGCAACATTTCACCATCATCCTGCTGACCAGGCTGTTCTTCTGAAAAGAACAACGTACCGGCGGCAGTGGTACGTCCATACACAACCGTTTTGGCGCTGGCCGCTGCACGAAGAACCTGTTTACGTTCTGATGTGTCACGGTATGAATCGATGGATGGTTTTTTGGTGAGTGCCTGAGTTGCAACCTGAGCGGCAACAGTGATAGCCATTGCGATCCCGTAATACTGATATGAAGCAGCAGCACCTGCTGCAACGGTCGCAATGATGGGAATAGCAGCAGGCATTAACGAACCCTCCAGACGCTCAGCGGTTTTACCCGTAAACTCACCAGACCATTTTCACCAGGCACCCAGACCGAACCGGAATACACCACGCCAGCGCACTTCGCCCCGCCGTTCTCGACGATGGCGATGTCACCACGCTGCGCCAGTTTCACCGGAACCTCGTCAAGGTATTTGCCGATCACTTTTTCCAGCGTCCCGCCACCTGTAAGAATCGCTTTCTTTGCGCCGGTTTCACTGTCATAAGTTCCACGCCAGTCTGCCGCATAGTCATCGCCACACATGGCCTGTGCGCAGTCAGCCGCAAACAGGCAACAGTCATGTTTGCCCCATGAAAAAGGCCGCTCAATGGCGGCCTTCATCACTGCATTTAATCTGTTTTGCCAGTCAGGGTGCTTCATGCTTCCTCACTTATAAGTAAACCCAGGCGCATCCTTTTTGTTGCCCCAGAAAATGGAACGCTCAGCCATCTGCGCCACATAGCGGAATATGCGGTCGCCAGAATACGAAGCCTGCTGTGATTCGTCGGTATAGCGATCCGGGAAAGGTCGTTGCCAGTCTTCAAAAATATTACTGATGGTGTACTGAAGAGCGTTGGTTTCCCCGGCTGTGGCCCCGGTACCCGATACCTTCCCTTTAAACAGAAGATCGGCAACCTGCACCACGCCGTTGTCATCCATCGCAACCAGGTAGATTTCAGCATTGCGACCAACACAACGTTCATTCAGTGTTTTGGCGAACAGTGACAGGTCAAGCCCGGAAAGCGTCATCTTCACCTGCGTCGGGCTGGTCGTGTTCGTCTCAGTGGCATCATCAATCGAGCCCATGCGTCCCATTCCGTAATAGACGTAGCCACCCAGCACTATCGTCCCGGTACCGGAATGCACGTAAACAGTGCCGGACTCAAACTGAATGCTTGCGGCGATCACCGCTGTCACCCGGTCGCGGGAAAGCCAGTCAACCATTGCGTCAGAAAATGGGGAATACAACATTAAAACGCCTCCTCAAGCTCCAGCGTGTAACTGGTGAACACACCCGGCACCCGGTTCCCCGCCCCTTGCTGGTTATCCTTCAGTTTGAAAATGCCGTAAGGTTTCGCCACCTCAATCGCAGCATTAGCAGGCGGGGAACTACGAAGCATTGGCGCAAACGTAATCATGGCTGTCCCGTTCGCAGCACTCGTCACATCAGCAGTGATCATCTTCAGTTCATCGTTCACTGTGATGTAGTCGCCTTGTTTCAAAATCATTACGCCAGGAGTCCATCCGCGCGTCTGCAATTGTGTCCCTGTCTGACTGGCACCATTCACAACCGGAACACCTGCTGGGGTTCTTCCTCCCCGCCCCCAGTCGTGGATTTTCACCCTGCCATACTCACCATCGAGTTCAGCAATTAGCGCATCAATACGTCGCGATTTCTCATCTGAAAGATTGTTAAAGGTCAGAGAACATACCCAACGGGTACCGGGGAAACGGACAGTCTGTGATGCGCCGTTGAAGGGGGAGCGAAAAGTTTTTGTGTTGCTTTCAGGTCGCCAAGTTAAAGACGCCGGACAGATATCATTCGGCCATTCAAGTGCAGCCATAAATAACTCCTGGTGAAATACGCATAAGGCGGCTACTGATCGTTTATCAGGATGTTACTGATTTACATACCTGGTTATGGTTGTTACTCAGCCCGTCAGTGGTGGGACGCTGGCGAACCTATATGCAGAGGGATGGCTGATTACCTCTGGATAAGGAATGACATGAGTAAATATACATTCGAAGAGATAGGCATGGATTTGGATATGCCATCATATGAGCGCACTGTGGATGCACTTATTGTTGGCTACGCAGCACTAGCCAGAGCAATAGATAAATTAGATCCTGAGTTCTCCTCCGCGTTGTTCGAGACGCTTGATAATGCCTATAAAATGAATGAGGGTGTGCCTTGCCATAAAGATATAGCGCGGCTTGCAATGATTACCAAAGTGGCCCTAACGAAACCCGAATAGATCCACATTTATCAACTATCTTCACTTCATCATTAGTAATATTCATCTTATGAGCGGCCTGTTTCTGGGCCGCTTCAAAAATCTTCGCGACCATTTTTTCAGCATACAATTTCGCCCGCTGATTGTACCCTTCTAGTGTAAAATCAGTTGTTAACTCTTCACTGTATGGAATGTTAGCCAGCGTTTTTGAACCGATATTTACCGACACATTGCTGCCAATGCGCTGTATGAATTTCATGGCTAAGTCTTTGTTCATAGTGAAACTTAATCCATTCTTTTCTGGAAATTCCACCTTGAACTCCAGCGCTTCCACTCGTTGCTCTAAAGTCATAACTATCTCCTGCCTTTCGGCAATTTATATTGAAAAATTTGGACGTCACACGCCTAATAAACGACGCGCCTGACCGCGATTGGAAAAGTCATTAAGCAAATCCTGACGTGCCTGCTTAGCACCGTCGTTCGCCCCCTGACGGGCGGCTTCCTGCATAGCCTGTTTAAGTGCCGCATCTCCGTTACCGGAGATGGAAAAATGCTGCTGAATGGTTTGCTGAACCTGGGCTCCACCGCCGCCAACAGAAGAAACTGTATCATCCACCATACGGACGCCAAGATTACCGTCAGCGGTTCTGGTTAATGGCATGATGGCTTCATATCCAGCCTCTCCCATAAGTCCCGCACCTTTAGCAAAAGCAAACATGGTCGGACTGTTGACTATACCGTTGCTGAATTTGCTCAGGTCTGGTGAGTCATAGACTCCACCTTTAGCGTTAAGTGTTAAGCCATCGTATAGACCTGAAGGTGTGCTACCTCCGGCAGAAGAACCACCAAACATCCCACCAAGAGAACCAAACCAGCCGCTCTCACCAGCAGATTTAAGGCTATTTACCATGATTGCCCTGAGCAGAACTTTCTGGAGTTCGCTGAGCACGCTGTTTGCCCAGCTTGCCCAGTCGGCTTTATTTCCGCTTAGCGCATCGGCCATGTTATCCACCAGCCCATCAAGCGTGTTACCGACTAAATCAGATACCTGAGTGTAATAATCACTGGAAGTATCTACCCAGTTAGCCAGACCATTCTGCGCACCGGCAAGCCAGTTACCCTGCAATCTGTCCAGTTCATCATAATGTGATCGATATTTATCGAGTCTTTCAGCGAGCGCTTTATCCAGTTCCTGGTTATAACGGTCGTAATCTGCCTGGTTACGAATATCACCACGCTGGTATCGACGCTGCAAATCTTCACGTTTCTCTATAAACTCGCGCTCAATGCTGAGTTGCTCGCGCATCCGTTCGCGGGTTTTATCCCCTTGCCCTGCGCCGATCACATCAGCATCAAGGGAAGCAGCGACATTGGCATTTTCACGTTGCAGATTTGAAATGTACTCAGCTAGTTTGAGGTTTTCTTCATTTGCCTTTTTAACAGCGTTGAGGCGATCCACCTCTGTTGCCAGTTGTTCAAGGCGTTGCTTCTGGGCTTCATTAAGTCCGGTTAGCTTTCCACTGGCGATATCAAAATGTAGCTTTTGTTGTTCAGTTACTTCGGCGCTTTTCTTCCCGGTTGTATCTATAAGAGAAATCTGTCGAAGATAACTTGTTTCCATCGACTTAAAGGCTGATTCAAGTTTCTTAGCAGAAGTATCAGTTTTTACTTTCCCGTTTGACTCCCCTTCGCTAAGCCCATAGCCCGTCTTAGTTGATGAAGAATTTCCCACTGTTGCTGGCGTAAGAGGTAGATTATTTGCGGACTCTAAAATTGAAAGACGCCGTCTTAATTGTTCTCTTTCTGCCCTTTTCCCTTCAACATCCATTCCAATTCTGTTAACACTTGCAGCGAACCCTTCATCTTCAAGATCTGCTGTAAGGTTTCTTATACGACGTTCAATTTCTCCGGCTGAAGCATTATCACCAACAGGACTACCTCCTTTATAGAGATCAATCAGTTTACCTGCCTCAGCCCCAACCTTAACAAGCCAGGTTGCAAGATCGACGACACCACCGACAAGATCAGTTATACCTTTTATAACTTCAGGGTCTTTAAATACATCCCCCATGTCACTAATTGATTTCTGCAAGGCTGAAAGGTCAACCTTTGCTAATCCTGTAGCTAATTCAATCTTAACTCCATTAACTTGGGTTTCCATATCCTCAAAGATTGAATTAACTTTAACAAGACTTTCTATATCAGCATCGTTAGGTGCAACACCGAATTCTTTTGCGGCCTTAAGATATTTCTGTAACTTTTCTCCACCCTGGTCAAGTAGGGGAAGAAGCTTTGATAGATCATTGCCAAGACTTTCTAGAATGGTTGTTTTTTCAGAGTTTGTTTTTATTTTTGAAAGTGCATCGCTGATCGCCAAAAGTTGCTTATCTGGAGACTCCCCTGATAGTTTTTTTGCCGATAACCCAAGTGCATCCAGAGCGTTAACAGCCTCTCCTGATTTATTCAGAACTGCATCACCAATTTTATCGCCAATATCTTTAAAAATATCAGCCATCTGATCGCCAGATACGCCAGCTTTTTGCGCAGCATACTGCCAAGACAGTAAAGATTGAGTTGACATATTCAGCGACTTAGCCCAGCGATCAGACTCAGTGATCTGCTTCGAGGTGTTTTTAAGGAGATTATACCCCGCCACCCCCACGCTAAGTGCAGCCGCGCTTGCCGCTGTAGCAAAGCCAGTAAATGCCACTGCCGCTGCCTTAGCATCGTCTTTAACTTGTTTGCGCCATTTCTGTGATGCCCTTTCCGCCTGGCTGAGTCCGGAAACAAAACCTCCAACTTTAGCAATAAGGTCAATAGTCAACGTACCTAGTGATTTCCCAGCCATATTGCTCTCCAAATAAAAAAAGCCCGCAAAGCGAGCTTTTCAGAAAAATTGAAATTTATTTTTTGTCGAAATATGACTCAAATTCTTTTGCATCAACACATCTTTGTTCTTTAGTGACGTCATGTCCTTTTTTTCTCCACTCGTCACATAAATATGAAACTTTACCTTGATCAATAGCCATTGATACTAGATTTTTAACGTACTGTGCACAAAGAATACTTTTCTCACTACCATCATTATTACATAGCAATACAATATCCTGATCATATGTTTTTGTGTCGGCAAATGATAAACCAACAGGAATAGTAAGAGAAATTAGAGCACATAATATTATCTTTTTCATAAAATCATTTCCATTTAAATTAACGCATCGATAATATCAAGCAATAACTTAAAAGAAAAATTTATGACTATGACCAAGTCCTCATCGCCTCCTGAAGGCTGATTGGTTCGTTAGCAGCGACCCGCTCTGCTGCAATATGCGGTGCGAAGTCTGCTACCCGAAAGGGTGGCGTGTTTTTACTGCGGTTAACATTTGCCAGCACAGAAGAAACAAGAGCAGCCCCCCATTCTGTCCTCATCATAGGGTTTAGGCTTCCGTACTTCTGACGGTACTGAACCCACTGCTGGAACTCCAGAAAACTGAGGCGTTCCTGCGCTTCTGAAATGGTACGTCCACCAATCCCGTTAAGGACTAGTTCGCACCAGATTTCGTCTTCTGCGCTGAGTCCGTCTTTCCCAGATCATTGACTTCCTGAATTGCCAACAGCAAAGCTACCGTAAGGTTTCCATCCAGCGCGCCACGCTCTGGATCAGCTTCACCAGTTACATCAGACACGGTAAACACCTGATGCCCATTCTCATCACAAATGGACGCAGCAATGCGACCAGCCACGCCATCAATCTTGCCTAAGCCAGCGAGAACATCAGACGTTGCAGTATGGTAACCAAGCGGACGAATATATGTTGTAGCAACGTGTTCTTTCCCGTCAGCACCTTTCCATTTAATTTCTTTCTCAACAGGACGGCCTGTGAAAGCACCTGTTTTTTTAAGTGTATCAAGAGTCAGTTTCATGAAATTTCCCTGTATCAGCATCGATGGGGCGGGGAATACTCCCCGCGCTTAATTAACTGCCTGGTTGCTCTTTCGGAATCCATCCGCCCTGACCGGAACGCTGGATAGTTGCGGATGTCTGCACGACGGTATTCCCCTGGAAATCAAACGGGAAGTCGGAAACGTATCCTTTGAAAACATACCAGGTTCGGTCAGATGGCAGGGACAGGCCGTCAACTGCATCCGGATCACTTTCCGGCGCGACGGTTGGTAATGATTCGCCATCGGACCAACCGATCGCAAACGTTACGTCACTCTGGTCGTTAGACTCAGCCATATTACTGAGCATGAGGTGGCTGGCGTTCTGAGGATCGGCATTGAGTGTGACTGTAGCCTGCCCTGGTGTACGTAATCCCTTTTTATATTTACGGGTGTTTCGTTCACTCAGACAGGTATCGTCAATCTGATCTGCCGGGCTTCCACCTGGTGAAAATGCCGTGATACATTCGATTTCGCTCACGACACCATTCGCGAGCACAAAAAGTTGAGTGCCTTGAGTCACTACTGACATAGTCATCTCCGGATATAAAAAAACCGGCTTTTAGCCGGTGTGATGTGAGTGGTTTGAGCTATCGGTTGACCAGCCAGTCAACGTCAAAGGAATAGCGGTATTTGAGGGTTGATGGGTCGCGACCCTGTGCGTTCCAGCGGGTTATGTAGGCCTTACTCTGAATGGCATCGCGTAGCGCTCGTGCCACAGCAATAGCATCTTCGTCGGTGTCCCCATACACATCCACCTGGATTGAATAACGGTCAATATCAGGATTCTGTTTCAGATAATTTTCTGGCTCACCATCAATGTTTTGCCAGACCGCGTATGGATACACCAGGTCATCATCATGCATGCCAAACGGATAAAGCCTCACCGGATCATCGCCCAGCAACTCCTTTACTTTCAGGTCCGCCGAGCAGACGGCAAAAACTGGCGCAATCATGCTTTTATTCCTTTTTTGGTAGCCTGACGAACGGCACGATCAATAGCCTTTTCCATTTCCTCAGCGAAAATACTGATAACCGCATTATCAACGCCATTCATGGCAGGTCGCAGTACAGGCTTTGCAGCGGCGTGTTCAGTTCCGAATTCCAGAAAACGCCAGTACCAGGTGTCGCCACCAGGATTCCCTTTGTCGCCTGCTGTCTTGTATGTCCTGCCTGCTCTGCCTTTCCTGACGTTTGCCTTTGTATTTGCATACTGCCTCGCACCGCCCATTACCCCGACACGAAATGCCAAATCACCCGTCCTGCGGAATTGCTTGCTGCTGAAGCTGGCGACGATATTTTTGTGGATCGCTTCTTTAGTCAGAGGATCATCAACCCGTGACGCGTTGCTTCTGGCCCGGTCCCGTATAATGTTTGCCGCCTTACGCAATGCAAACCGACCGGCTTTATTACGGGTGACTTCTGATACGGCCTCCATTTTCCCAAGAAGTGATTCAAGCCCGGTAAGACTTACCTCAACACTATCAGCCATCATTAACCCCCTCAGAACAGGGAAGCGTCAGGTATTCACGTCCGCTTTTTGGATCGGGCAGAACACCATGGATGTTATACACAGCACCACGAAATAAGATGCGATGTTTTCTGGTAACCCCGGCACGGTAGCGAATAACAATACGGGTGGTTATTTCACCCTGAGAAGCCTGCGCAGCAATAAATTCACGCGCTGACAATGGGGAAACTTCGGCCCAGACAGTCGCAACATCACGCCAGGTGTTATTGACCGAACCGGTTTCAGGATTCTGAATCTTTACCGGTTCCTGTATCGTTACCCGATGCCGTAATTTCCCAGCTTGCATGTTACCCCCGGGCTTTTTGGCTTAGATACTGCGGAGTGATATCGCTAACGGTAGTAATATCAACTCTGTCTTCATCATCCATCGCCTGAATAATGACGTCGCATAAGGCTACGTTTGATTCAGCCAGACGGTTTATTGCTTCCGTCTGTTCTTTCTGTGCTGCGGTCTGTTCCCGCAGTGCCACCATCAGTTCGTTTACCAGTTGCTCGTTCATAAGCAATTCTCGCCCACTTTTTTATCCACTCGCGCCGCCTGGCACATCCAGAACAGGACATTAGTTCCACCTACGGTTCAAAAAAAGAATATCGTCAACACCCAAAGGAATTTCCGAGAGGTTCTGCCCGGAAGCCTCCCTGTTGTTATACCAGTGCCCAATAAGAAGCAGCATTGCGGCCCAAATCCCTTTAGTAAAAACAATTTCTCGTGGTGGAGGTTCATCTGGAGAAGGTGGTGTAAGGCTTTCAACCAAAACACCATCACAGTATTTTTCTACAAAATCAGCTGAGGCCTGCGCGTACGCAATGAGCAGTTGATCCTCTTCATTACCTTCAACACGTAAATGCAGCTTAATCTGCTCCAACAGCCCATCGTTAATTTCCATAATGATTAAAGGCGGGGACTCCCCGCCTCCTCCATCAACCGCCAGCAGGCTCTGTCGCAAAAGTACCTTTGATAAGCGCAGACGGGCGATAATGCGCCAGCGCAAGACGCTCTTCGCAGAGAATGGTCAGCATGTTTTTCACGAAGTTGTCGCGATCTTCTCGGCTCACCTCAATGGTGGCATCCATTCGATCCCAGACCTGAGAGGCCATATCAAAACCACCGACGGTAAAGGTCCCCTGAGTCTGGGCGCGGGTCGGAACCACAGGAAGCCCCCACATAATGTTGCTGGTAAATGCCTGCGGTCCGCCGAAGATATAACGCCCTTCGTTGTCTTTCAGCAGCGCGATGTTGTGCCAGTCACGCGGGTTGAGAATGATACCGGAAGCGCTGAACTCGGATTCTGTAACCTGGAAAATGGCATGCGCGATAATGTCGGCACGCGTATCACCAGTCGCGTTCAGGGAGATATCGTAGTCCGTTGCAACATGGTTGATACCTTCCAGGTCGTCACCAGTACCATCTCCGTTCAGCAACTGACGCTCTTCCTCCAGCGCAAGGCCATACAGCAGACGGTTGTTGACATAGGACTGCAACATTGGAGCGTCATCCATTACCTGTCGGGATGCCTGGACCCAGTGGGCAATGGTTTTCACGTTTGCAGTCTGTTTGCTGAAAGTGATATCCGATTCCGGTTTCAGCGCTTTTTCTGCCACACTTGCCGCATTATTGGTGAATACCTCTTCGCGAACATATTCCAGGGAATTACTTGAAATACGCCCTTGTGCAAGCAAATCACGAATAGTCAGGCGGCGAAGACCAGGCATGATGATACCTGGCACCTGCATCGGCTGAATCAGGACACCTGCTGAACCTGCATCACTTCCCAGGGATTTATTAAAAGTTTTTGCTTCAAAGTGGCCCTTGCTGCCGTTCCACGACTTGGTGAGTTCATCCGCGGCACGCTCAGAAAAAGATTTCTTCTCACCCGGATTTTCTGGACCGGAAGAGAGGCGCTGTTCCAGATCAAACAGGCGCTGACCAGTTTTGGTCATTTCATCGTTGACCTTCGCCATATCGTCCTGCAACTGCTTGGATACAGTACCATTCTGTTCGATCTGTTTTTTCTGTTCGTCGAAAAGGCCCTGTAGTTTGCTCTGGGACTCTTCAAGGGCTTTCTGAATTTGAGCGAGTTCTGACATAGTTAATTTCCTAATTCAGGTTAAAGTTACTTATGCTCTTCAACAGAGCGCTGATATCGGGTTTGTTATCGCCGTCTTCGGACTCGCTCCGAATTGCCGACTTAAACCGGGCAATAAGCCCTACTGCCTGTGACTTGCTCAGCCCAACTGAATCCCTCAGCCAGACCTCAACGTCACGAATAGTTTCTATCCCGTCAATGCTCTTCATTGAATCCACGCCCGCCAGCTCATTGGCCGGAAAAGTGCAGACGCTGATCTCTTTCAGTCGGGAAATATTTTTGAAGATGCGGCCACCATTGGCAGCGAGGGTGTAATCATCTTTTGTGGCTAAAAAACCGACAGACATACCCTCGACGGTGCCATGCAGCATGGCTGCTTTCAGGTCACTCGCAGCGCTGTTTCCAGGAGTAAGCTGCCCCCGGACGAAAAGCCCCTTGCTGTCCTCTTCAATGGAGTCCCATTTACCGACCGGTATTTCCCACTGACGGTGGTTAAAAAACATCGCCACCTTTCGGGTCTGCTTTTCAAGCGTGCTTTTATAGGCACCCTGCAAGATGATGTCGCCGTCAGAGTCTGTATTACCGAAAACAGAGGCGTAGCCCTCAAAAATGCCCTGCTTGCCATCACCGGCAAATTTGATTTCGGTTTCGTCGAATGACAGCGTTTTGATGATGTCAGGCATCATAGCCCCCATAAAAATTAAGCCCCGTCATTGCTGCGGGGCTCTGTGTTATTGCCGAGATCGGTTATCGGTACGTATTGCGCCTGGCGCATTGCGACGTCACCACCAGGCAGAGGAGGATAGTTATCAAGTCGTCGCATTTCGTTAATGGTTCGCAATCCCGCTTCGCCCATCGCCTTCATGAACGCCGCCCGCGACGCCGAGTCACCACGAAGGAGACCATCAAGATTATGCTCAGCGTGATAAACACCAACCTGCTCCGGTCTGAGAAGCCAGCGTTGAATGCTGTTTTCCCAGCGTGAGATATACGGCTGAAGGGTGTACTGAAGAAACCCCAGATTCTGCTGTTCGATGCCAGTCCCCCAGCTGGTACTCTTTTCAACATCACCGACCAAATGCGGGGGAACACCGAAGAACCGCGCCAGTTCACTGACCTGAAACTTACGGGAAGCCATTGTCTCGGCATCCTGCGGGCTGACACCAATATCGTGAGCCTGAAAGTTCGCCTCCAGGATCCAGAGGCGTTTTTTCACCGGGCCACCAGCAATCTCCTTAAAATTGTCCTCCAGTTGGCCGCGCTGCTCTTTTGTCAGCACCCGGTCACCGGTAGTCAGGATTTTGGGGGATTTTGCACCGTTAGCGTAAAAATCACGCTGCTGATCCTCCATCGCAACAGCCACCCCTGCTGACTTGCAGGCGTGGGCAATAGGTGACAAGCCAACCAAACCGTTAAAACCAAACCCTTTCAGATGAAATATTTCCCGCTGACTGAAGTTTGCATATTCGGTATCACGCTGATAGCGGTAAACAATGCGCCGACCTTCCAGGCGAACATCCATATTTGCGGATAAGAGCGGCAGTAAGCTGATTACATCCCCAACGCTGTTCCGTTCAATCAGTGCGTAGGCATTGCCATAGAAGCAAAGTTGCATGGTCATGGCTTCACGAAATTCCTGCGCGGTCATGTACTGGTTAGGTGAATAACGCAGCAGGCGTGCCAGCGGATTACTGATACCGACTTTTTTTCGATTGTCCTCCTGGTCGGTTTCAAAAACATCCAGTGGCAGACAGGCGGTGAGCGTCGAAATCAGCGACACGCAACGCCAGACCGTGGAAATTTGCAGGATACGCTCATCTGTTATCTGCGAGTCGCCCAGCGTACCACTGGCGGAGACGGGACCGGTTTGCGATCCATGCTCAGGGGTTACCAGCCTTCCACCGACAAACCATGACGCCAGCCGCGCCCACCAGCCGTTATTTGTGCGCAGATCAATGCTGTAATTTGTCTCGTCCATCACATGCTCAACGGTTGTGAGAAGAAGTCGTCAATATCACCATCGTCAGTGACATCACCTTCGGATGCGCCTATTGCCATAGCGGAAGCAACCACACCATCAATACGGCCGGTACTTTTCTTCTTGGCAAATATGCGGTTTTCTTTTTGATCGGCTTCAGTTACAGCAGAAGCCGCGTTCCAGCGAAGACAGGGATTTGTTTTAATAATGATTTCACCATCATCCAGACGCTGCTCGAAAAGCTCTATAGAGTGTGGCATCCACAACCCTGACTCCTGCGCTTTGTAGTAGCCCTGGCCGTGAGGGATCAGCGGCACAGAAACAGCGGCTTCCTCCAGCTCTGGTTCAAGATATTTGATGCGGTACTGGTCAAAGGCGATAGCTTTTATAAAAAACATCTGGGAAAGGTCGGCTATTCGTTCAGCAACAAATCCATACTTAACCGCTTTACCTGGCGTGGTGTGGATATATCCGTCCCGCTCCCAGGCGTCATACGGAACCCGGTCTGTTTTCGCGCGATCTGCCAGCGTGTCTTTTGGTGTCCAGAACTCTACCAGCAGTTTCCGCTTTCTCGGAAAGAACAGTGCCAGCGCGGTAAGGTCACGACTACCGGAGAGGTCCAGCCCACCGTAGCATTCCTCCCCCAGCAGTTCCTGAAGGTCAAAATCCTCTTCGCACCCCATCCAGACATCGCTGCTCATCCAGGGGTTATCAGCGTCAACCCACTGGCAGAAATTCAGGCGCCGGACAATGCTCTCCTTCGATGGCATGCCACGTGCCTGTGTGACCTGCTCACGCAGATAGCGCTCGCTAAAGGTGTGACCCAGCGACGGATTCGCCTTCTTCCAGCAGGATTCATCCTTGAAAGGATCTTCCCCTTCATCAAGTGAGCAGATGAATGAGAAGAAGCTGTCATCCTCAATAGCCCCTTCAGCGACCTTGCGCCCGTACTCGTGATAGTCATAACAGACACTGGTTTTATCGTGGCCGCTGTTGGTGATCATGAAAATCAGCGCCTGCCGCCGGCCTTTCGTCCCGGCGCGCATCATTTCAACCACCTGGTTGTTTTTGTGCTCGTGAATTTCGTCAATCAGCGCACAGTGCGGGCGCGGACCTGACTGACCGTCATCAGAACTGATAGGCCTGAAGAATGAGCCAGTTTGCAGGAATGCAAGGTTCCACTCTTTCCCGGCTCCGCCTGATTTGTGGATTCGCTGCGCCAGCGCCGGTGACTGATCCACCATCGCCACTGCATCACGAAACAGGATCATAGCCTGGTCCTTTTTCGTTGCAGCGGCATACACTTCGGCGCGTGGCTCTTTGTCGGCGACCAGACAATAAAGGGCTATACCCGCTGCCAACGGCGACTTCCCGGAACCTTTCCCGGATTCGACATAAGCCATTCGATATCTGCGATAGTCGTCTGAGTTTTTCCAGCCAAATATCGAACCAACGATGAAGCATTGCCACGGCAATAAATTAAAGGGCTGGCCTTCATGCTCACCACCATTGAGCTTCAGCACTTTTGCAAAAAAGTCGATAGCACGCTGTGCCGCCGACGCGTCCCAGTGCAGGCCCCGCGCATGGCAAGAATCAAGATCTTTAAGGTGACGCTTGCAGGAATTGCGTATATCGGGTCCGGCAATTTCCCTGCCGGATTCCACATCCATCGCATATCGTGTGGCGGGGTCAACCGAAGAACTGGTTGAGCGGGTCTTCTTCTTTTTCTCCACCATCAACTTTCACCTTCGTTCTGGCAGCCGGGGTAAGACCGAATTCAACCAGGTAACTTTTAAAGCGGCGATCGGCATCTGCCAACATGGCCACCGCCGGATTCGCCTTAATTAAAAAACCACCTTCGGTCTGAACGGTATACGTCCTGCCCTCGTCAGCGATCGTAAGGCGCAACTGGAGTATGTCGGCGTAAATATCGCAAAGGCGCTCCAGTGCCAGCACGTCAGCCACGGTGAGCACGCCCATGCCGTCAAGCAGCACAGTGAGTTTTCCCCAGGCGACTTTTCCCCAATCTGTAAGGTGGGCTGGAGGGCTGGGTATTTCTCTCGCGGGTTGGGGCTCTTTATCGTTAAGTTTTCGCTTGCCCGGATTGCCGGTCACCACTTTCAGGTGGGACGGTTTCGGGCGTCGTCCTGCCATCGGAACCTCCCGGAAAAAAACTTTTCATTTCGCGGTTGTGTACAAAAAGGATGGGCGGCGGTCATTTGTAGTCAGGCTTATGGACTTTTGACCCGCCCTCCCCTCAGATGAGAATTGATTTCATTTAAACCAGTGCGAGTTAGGATCAAGCGGCATGCCGTGCTCATCACAACCGATGACGGTGCCACGTTTCTCCATCCTCTGCTTAGTGGAGTCATGGTGCTGCTTACACAGCCCTTGCCAGTTCTTACGGCTCCAGAAAAGCTTCTGCGCCTTCGCTATTGCCTGACTGTCACCAGAGCGCAGAGCCTCTTTCAGTTTGTGCGGGATGATGTGGTCAACCACTGTTGCCGCTGTCACCCTGCCTTGCTCTTGGCACATGACGCATAAGGGGTGAGCACGAAGGAATGTAAGACGCTCGCGGTCCCACTTGCTGCCGTAGATGCGGGGCTCTTTATTCATGCGGAGGTCCTATTGCTCGAGCAAGCGCTCTATCCTCACAGTGCCATACAGTGTCTGCCGCTTCACTTCGCCGTTTTCTGTTGCCACGTAACCACGCTCATCGAGCACCGCCGAGATCACTTCACCTTTCTCATCATCAGCACTATAGACATGCTTAACCTCAGCACCATTGAGAAAGACGGCGTATCTTTCAACACCGGGATTAATCTTCCTGCCGGGATCGTCATCTAATACAGTGAGACGCATATAACCTCCACTGGTTATCCATTTAAATTAATGGCTTGCACCTATTGCATTTTTACAATTAATCCCAACATCTATATAGCTCACGTTAGGTGAGTAACTTACTGGAATTTATAATGAAAATACAAAAAGATAAGCTAGTTATGATACTTAATGCATTAGCAGAAGTTTATCCGAACTACCCTACTCCCGAGTACCTTCAAGAACTCGCAAACGAGGTTGGTAGTGAGAATGAGTTCGATGGGCACATGCTTTATTTGTCTGATAAAAAGTTGATTATCACTGATATGAAATGGGACTACACAGGTAATAATTACTTCTTATCACCAGATAAGACACGCATCAGTTGCTACGGTTTAGACTTCCTTGCAGAGCAATAGAATCTATGGCGGGCTTCATTGCTCGCCATTCTCTTAAGTTCCCTCATCTTGGCAGTTCGCCTGCCACGCTTTGTTATGTGCCAGAATGTCGCGCTTCGTCTGCTTATCCAGTACATCAATGTCATGCTCAGTCAGGAATATGATGTTTACCCAGTCACATGCCGTGTCCGTTACTTCAGGTTTTGCGGGTAAATTTCTCACGCAACTCACGGTCAACATCGTCATCAGGAAGATGATTAACAGTCTGCTGTACATCCCTTGCTCCTTTCGTTGTCTCTACCCGGCGTTCTGCAACGGCTTCAGTAGCTGCTGCACGCTCTTCAGTGCGTTGCTGGTTCGTTTTTGTCTCAGCGATGTTAGTACCGCGTGATTTACCCAGACCAAAAGCACCTGCAATTGCTGCCAGGACAGCAACAACCAGGCCAATAATCATTTCAAGTCCCATATGACCTCAAACCAGTGCAGCTTTAGCTTTGGCGTAACGTTCACGACGGTCTTTAATGCCGTTCTGTCCGCCGTTGATAATTTGCGTGACGCGTTCCACATCCCCCGAATGCAGGAGACAACCGCGTAACGTGAAATACCACGCCGCCGAACGGGCCGAATGTCGCTCTTGCGTCAAAAGTTCTGGCGTACTGACAAGGTCAAGCTTCAGCGCCGAACCACATTTGGTGTAGTTCTCACGTCCAGTGATTTGCAGCAGGCCGCGACCGCGATATTTCCAGCCATCACCCGGGCTGTTATTACCCATGCGGTCACCGTAAACCAGATTGGCGATTTGCGGCTGGTGAGCGACCTGCTTACCATCAACGCGCCCCAGCATTTCGCACTGATACGGCGTCAGGCGCTTACCAAATGTTTTCTTCAGCCCGTTTACCGAGTAGTTGAAGCTCTCTACCAGAGAGGTAAAACCAGCAGATTCATGCCCGACTTGTGCAATGAACATGGCCTGATCATTAATTGCTGTGATGCCAAACTCTTTCATTGCCGCATCGATGTGCGGAAACCAGCGCGCAGCTAATCCGGCGCTTATACCAGTCGCCTGCTGAAATTGTGATTGTTTCATGTGATTAATCCGAAATTGAGGCAGGACAAAACTCAAATCAAAGGATGTGATGTAATACCCGCGAAACAGAGTTTGACTAAAGTCGACACTCCACCTCATTAAAACAACACAAAGCCTCGAACTTTCAGGGAAGCGGAGATGTCGCGCTTCCCTTTTTTATTTCTGAAGAATGTTAATTAAGCGTGCCAGGTTCCCCCGAGCGCGAAGCACGATGGCACAGATGATCAGATTGACGATGACCACCATCCAGTGTGATTCATGATAGAGACCAAACAAATACCGAAACGGGATGCTGGCGTATACCAGCACTACGAAGTAGGCCAGCATAGATATCATCGGGCGATGTCTCGCCCCGTCACGTTGGTAGAACATCAGAACAAGAACGATGACCCCGCAGATTAACGCATTGATCATCGCTGAAGGATCACTTGTTACCATTACTGGTCCCTCCTCCGCGCAAACGAGAGAGAATGCCAAACAGGCTACCCAAATCCTGGCTGTTGACGAAAGTCAGTAGCTTAATGGCAATTGCTGCAACGAGTACCGCACCCAGCGCGTCAAGTGGCCTGTCGCTGTATCCAGTCCATTTAGAAAAAAACGAGCCAACTAGCGGAGCGCCAAGAACGCCAAAGATGAATGACGTGATGAAATATCCCACCAGCTTAAAGCGGCTGATGTTCACCGCCGTCGCAACGTAGAACACTGCACCTGCAAAGGAGCCAAACACTACGCCGTAATCAATGCCGGTTGCCAGGCCAAACATGCTGGCCCCCATCAGTCCACCAGCCGCTACAGTAGTGCCAGAAACAGGATCGGACATTTAGCCCCCTCTTATTACTGTGAGTCCTCTCAGAACGAGGGGAAAGAAAAAAGGCCCACCGAAGTGAGCCTTATAAATTTGTTGTGCTTAATTATTTACAGACAAAAAATGGTGAGATCGATGAAGGAACATCGGCTCTGCACGCTGGGCACCAGGATTGGGGGATTATTCTTCCGTCCTCCATTTCCCGGTCACCAAAGTCTTCTAAACGATAAAACACATGATACCCAGCCCTTCCTGAACATTCAGGGCATGACTTGAGGGAGACTCCCTCACGCATCACTTTCAAAGAACGTCGTAAAGGTTTAGCGCAACTGCCACATATACTCATACCTTCTCCTTGCTGTGTGGAACACACATTACTAGCAAGGAGAAAAGGGGTAATCTATGAGAAAGGTCACGGAAACAGAAACCTTAAGTTCGCGTCTTAGTGACCACCCTTAACACATTACACGACGAATTGCGTACGCGTTAATTTTTTTCTGTGTCATTTAGTGCTAGATTTACTCCCAAGATAGATACTTTGGGACACATGATGTAAATTACTGTATGTAAGTACAGTATAAAGGATATCATGATGAATAAATTAGCACGCTTATTATTAACAGCAAGCTCAATTGCGCCTGTATGCGCCACTCTTTTTTTTATTGGGTATGTAAAAGAAACGGTTTGGCTGATGCAATATAGCTTGTGTGTAGGAATAGCAAGTTGGTTATTAGCTATAGGTCTTATCCAATATGCAGAAAGGGAACTGGAACCCCTCACAAAAAATATCAATTCTGTTTCTCCTGCAAACAAAGAAGTAACTAATTATTTCTTAAGCTATCTATTTCCTCTCTTGGGTACTGATTCTATCGCTGAAAACAAAGCATATGCGTTATTCTTTTACTTATCATTATTATTTTACATTAGCTTTTCCGAGAACTATAACTTTAACCCCGTTCTTTCACTTATAGGTTATAAATTTTACGAAGCTGAAGATGACACAGGAGTAGGTTTTGTCTTGATTTCTAAGTCAGTTATTACTGACATTAAAGATATTAAATTTTCAGTGGTTCAATTAACAGACTACACATTTTTACATGTTAAAGGATAATTATTATGGCACTTTTTGCAGTAATGGATAATACAATAACAACGAGAATTGTTAGGGTTGAGCTTGATAAAAAAGCCAGTGCATCTGTTACAGCTATTTTTCAACAGCAGCGTCAATATTTTGAAAGTCATCATAACAATAAAATACCATTTTACGCCGGTTACAACCCTAAATATGATGAGTGTTTTGAAATACAAAGATTTACGGATTCTGCAAGCCTTCTTGACGCAGTCAATAGGCCAACAGCAGTTCCAATCTGGAATCCTAATCAAATAGACATAGAAAATATTAAAGCATTATTTGTTGGAGTTGACGCGCCAACAAATCCTAATATTATCGCATTGCAAACCTTCAATAAAAAACAAATCCTAGATAACTCCAAATCATTCTTTGGGAAACTTGTAGCAAGTACAACCACTTTTAGCAAAGCTGATAGTGTTGGTTTTAATGTTGATGAAAAACTTGTTGCCATAATTGAAAATGATAAAATACGATTTAAGAGCTTCTTTAAGCTGAGAAGTATTTTCGACATGACGTCCTATTTTTCGGCTGCTACGGATCAAGAACTTAATACTTTTAGTCAACTTAGTGTATTCTCAACACCGCAAGGATTTGATTTAAAAAGCGTTGCAGACACTGTGATTAGAAACAAAGTAACGTTAATAAATCAGACTGGGATGTTAACCCCGCAGAACCTGTCAATATTTAAAAACGAAGCTACCAAAGTTAATTTCCCTTTAAATACCACAGTAGTTGGTGGCGTTGAAAAAATCGTTATGCCCTCATCCAAAAAAGAAATAAAAGCCCTACTCGACTTTATCGAGGAAGACATTTGGATCTCTGGAATAAGTGGTAGACGCTTTAAATCAAGTTCAAAGCGTCCAATATAATTGAAATACAGAGAAAAAGATCTAATATATAAGAGTGCAAACTATGCCTTCTATGAAACCAAGCGCTGTTTGCAACTCTTTTCTAATAGTCCCATCCGAACACTTCCGTTTTTTTGCGATAGCACGTAATGAAATGCCAATTACAAAATGAGCAATAATCAACTCATACTCTTCCGGTTTGTACTTTCGCAAGCGAGCCACACAACCATCAATCATGATTCCTTCGTCATCATCACACTGAATGCGTGTTTTTTTGCCGTAGGGCAGCACCCCTTTAAACCCAGCAGCAATTGGCTGCCAGTCTACACCGCTGCTATCAGCTGATGCCCAAGCGCCCCATAATTCCATAACTTCATACATATCACGCATTATTCTTCTCCACTCCACTTACGCCAGCACACCAATTGCAAGCGCGCGATCGATAAAACGAAATATCAACTCCAGTTGGGAGCCGTATTTCTCTTCGAATGCCACGGTATCCGCATGTAACTCGTCGTGATGCTTTCTGCACAAAGGCAACACCCAGAGGTCATGCGCTTTTGTCCCCATGCCGCCCTGACCGTGGCCTATCAGGTGGTGCGGATCATCTGCCTGCTTACCACAGCAGGCGCACGGCTGGGCCTTCACCCATCGCGTGTATTTCTCATTTTCCCAGCGTCGGCGCTTCGGGCGTAGCATGAAGCTTTCCGGCGATTCCGGATCAACCCTGAGTGTCAGTACCTTTTTCGCCTTCTCCTGCACAATGCTAGTGGCCGGTAACGAGGGCACAATATCGCTTTCTCGCATGATCGATTTCGGTTCTTCAACCGGCAATCTCAGCGCCTTATGTGCAACACTTTCAGGAATAACATCGCCCAGATCATTTCTGACCATCCACCAGCACAGCTCCGAGAGGGTCAGTACATGCGACTCTGGAAAACCTAAATCCGTACGGATGACTGACATGATCCAGGATACCAGGTTTTTGCTGGCTATACCTGCAAGCTGTTCCGTGTATTGTCCAGCGAGGGTGTGGTCGCAGTGCCAGCACAACCGGATGCTTCCGGGCTTATGCCGCATGATCGTGAAATTCTTGTCGTGCCATGTTGAATGGGGCCACTGGCATTCGAACTTTTCATTTAGCCAGGTATCAAGCGAAGACAATCCGCCAGCGCGCTGAATAACGCGCTGATTTTCAAATATCCCACTCATTACCGGATCGTCTGCCAGTGGCTGAACAGCTGCCGGCACAGGACCAGTATCGTAAGAGGCCATGCTTTCAGGTTCTGGCTCGAGTAAAACCCGACCGCGCATGAATAGCGGCATCAGTTCAGCGCCGGGGCGGAAAAGCACAACCCCCATTCGATGAGCTATTTCAGGAGTTAACAACGCTCTCACAGCAACCTCACCCGACCAGATCGATAAGCTTCATCAACTCAGCAAATTTTGACTCGAAGAAATGTGGCTGAGTCTCGCGCGGGTTTGCTGGACTGGTAATGTTTTTCCCAAACAGACAGCCTTTCGCAGTAAGCGACCAGAACTTTTTAACTCCATTGATACCTGAACGGCTCTGGCGCTGTTTCTGCTCAACAATCCCCTGCCGGGACATCATGTGATAGACCTGATTGGCAGTGATCCGGAGATTATTAGCCTTGAGGAGGGCGCTTAGTGATTGCGTAGGTCGACTAGACCCGTCCTGTGCGCCTGCTGGTGCATCAATTGCATAGTGCGGCATCAGGTCTGGCAGGCCAGCAACTTGCTGCAGTTTGTGGTACGCCCCAAGCTTTGATGAATTTGAGAGGTTCAGCATTTTGGCGGCTGATTCGAGCAGGATAATACCGGCCTGAATTTTATCTGAAGTTTGTGAATGCGAAGCCGCATTCTGAGCAGCATCGAACGTTCTGATGACCTTAAGGTTAAAGGATGGGCTAATCCACATTGCATAGGCGTAAACAAGCTCTTTGCAGACGTAGGTTCCTCCGTTACGCCCCTGAATTGTCATCACCGGAATACTACGGGAATTTCCCGTAGTTTCTTTTTCCAACAATTCCACCAACGCCTGGGTTTCTGGACGCCGCATGAACTCATGGACTTCCATTGAACGAGCGGATCGCTTTTCGCCTGAAGCGTTAAGCGCTGCTTTTTGCAGATCGTTAAGACAGTAATTGGATTCAAAATATTGACGTACGGAAACGCCATCAATTACAAGTAACTGATTCATTGTTTTCTCCACTGTTTTAGTGCGAAGGGGACTGCACTCCCGTTTCGCTTGCACCGGATAACCATACCCTGAATTACCCATGTTTTGCTCTAGCAAGATGATATTTTTTCCTCAAATTTCTTGATCGAGATCTCTACTCTTCCCCCTTTCACTACTGGCCCCCACTCCACCAGCATTCTTTTTACCTGGCTGTCGTCTTCCCAGATCCCCGCATGGGTAAGAGCGTCGAACAGCGCTTTGTTGTAGTTATCCAGATCCCGGATCCGGTTGTCCGGCGGGAACAGGATTATTTCAACAGCCGCCGGTGACGATGACGGCTTCGGGAGCATGCGCAGTTGTTCAATGATTGCCGCACATGCTGACGACTGGAACTGGCGACCTTTGGCACTTATCAGGTGGCGCCCAGCCAGCGGCCCCTTATTCGGGGCGCGCCAGTACGTGTTCACACTCGGAGGAAACGGCAGCACCAGTTTCATAACCGGATCCCCTTGTTCTTGAGATAGGAGATGGCGCGGTCCTTCGCACCATCCTCACCATTCACAAGCGCATGCAGCAGGGAGTCTGCATCAGCAGCGTTCTCCTGATCGTTGATGGCTATTCCCCGCGAAACACCACGCGTCAGGGTGATAGCCCCTTTCCTCTCCAGCGCGCGCAGATGATCCGCAGCGGCATTTGGCGAACTGCATCCCAGCAGTCCCGAAAGTTCTGTATTAGTTGGAGGATAGCCATGCTCGCGTTGAAAGCTGATCAGGGTATCCAGTACATGCTGCTGGCGAGCCGTTAAGTTCATCATGCTGCCTGTTCCTCCTTGCTTACACATAGCTCTGGCAGATTGGCGCGCACCAGCGCTTCAGCGAACGGTGGCGGGACTGCATTGCCGCAGCGGGCCACTTGTTTATCTTTGGCGTAGCGCTTGCCGCGATAATCCTGATCGATGATGTACCAGTCAGGGAAGCCCTGCGCCCGGTAGAGCTCGTGCGGCTGAAGCATACGCATACCGATATCGACGATGCGGTACGTTATCCCATCGATGTCGACCATCCCGGTGCATTCCTCGCCGCAGTATTCACGCAGGAACGCCAGCGCCTGCTGTGCGCGGTGTTCGTCGTAGTCTTCGACCGCCAGAGTGGTTTTGACTTCCCCGACATGCAGGCCGCCGGCCGTAACTGTCGGCATTGGTTCACTCGTGGGCTGACCATCGCGACAGGTGCCGCGCAGTTTTACCAGGTGAGAGGCCACCACAGCATGATGATCGACCGTCGTCACCGAGTGGACTGGTTCATCCAGCCCGACGCCCGGTCCCGTATAGTTGCCGCCGTAGTGCTTCGCCAGAAATGCGCTGGCCACGGCGAACTTGTTACCACCAGCGGTTACTGTCCCCAACGGCTTTTCAAGCTGCAACACGCGCGGGTCCTGCCCCGGTCTTTCGCCATAACCCATTTGTATCAACGTTGGCGTCACCAGCTGTGAATGACCGCCGCCGCCCGCCGTAATCGTCGCACTCGGCTCGTCTGCCCGGTGACCGATGCTGGCACCAAACTGGCGAGCGATGACCGGCGCAACCAGACAGGCACGGGACTGCTTCAGGATGGTATGAGCGGGTTTATCCAGCGGGCGCGGCTTTGCCTGGTACTCACTGCCGCCGTTACCAGCCAGGAACGGTGTAAGCGCGGCCTCAACGATGCCGAGAGCATGACCATTCCCGCCCGGGCGCCGTGACGTGCCGGCGGTGATTGTCGGGACTGGTTGTGTGACATCCTGCCCTGTCGCGCCTGTTCTGAACTTAGTCAGGTGCGGCACGGCAACCGCGTAACCATGTGTTTTGGTGATTGTCTGCAGTGGTTCTTCCAGCGACTGGCCCCGGAAGCAGTCGTAATGCGTTTTGGTGCTGGTATGGTTGCACTTCACGATAAACGGCGACGCGCTGTCGATAACGAAACGCTGAATACCGCGCGCGATGCGCTTGAGCGTGTTCACTGCCAGTGGCTTTTTGCGGTCGAAGATCGACAGTGCAGGAATGGTCCAGTCGATACACTCCGCAGCGGTGCGCCACGGCAACAGCTTGCCAGCCTGAACCGCCGGTGATTTCGGATCCCCGTGTGTTGGCTCCGGCCACACTATCGGTTTCTCGTCACAGCGCATAACCATGAAGAAGCGTTTTCTGATCGTCGGCGCACCGTAATCACAGGCGCGCAGTTCGCGATACTCAACGAGATAACCCAGACCTTTTACCAGTCTGGCGGCGTCCTCGCTGTCGAGAGGAATACCCAGGAATTCACAGCACTCCACCAGCGCAGGATGATCGGGAGAAATCCCCGTCGTTAGCATAGCTACGAAAGCCCGGAAAGTTTCGCCAACACGTTCAGGATCCGGGCGCATTTCACCTGCGAGAAGCGGTCCCCACGTTCTGAACTCTTCGACGTTTTCCAGCTTCATAACACGAGGCTTAACATCAAGCCCCCATCGCAGTGTCACCCAGGCCAGACCGCGTATCGCTTTTTCAACAGGCTTCGCACCCTTGGCTTTCGAAAAATGGCGACAATCAGGACTGAACCATGCCAGGGCAACCGGTAAGCCACCCGTCGCCGCGCGCAGATCCACTTCAAATACGGATTCGCAGTAGTGAAGTGTGTCCGGGTGGTTCGTCTTGTGCATCGCGATCGCGTTCTCGTCATGGTTGATCGCGATATCAACACTACGACCAATCGCCATTTCAATACCGGTTGACGCGCCGCCACCACCAGCAAAGTTATCAACGATAATCTCACGCATGAGTCACCCCCTGCATGCTGCTGGCAAGACCAGAGGCAACAGCAATAATCTCGCTGGTGGGCATACGTTCAAGCCATAGCTGATTGATATTGCCTTTCAGCTTGTTTTGCTGTGACTCAGTCAGGGCGTCAACGCCATCCACCTGGTTAAACACCAGACCAACCTCGAGAGGCCAGATACGCGATTCGACTTCTGGCAATACCAGCGGCGCAGTTGGCTGTACTGTTTCTACCTGCTGGGCCTTACCAGCGGCAAATGTGACCAGCGACATAAACGCCTTCCCTTTTTCCTCCAGATCGGTACGGCTGATGTAGCTGAAACGCTCGCCGCGCCATGACTTATCGAAGATTGCAATGGCGCCAGCAAAGAAAGCACCAGTGGGTTTCTGTTTATCGTCAGCAGGAACAAACCACACAGGGAGATCGAAACCAATGCGACCGCGAATAAACATGATGTGATCGGCATCTTCAGGCCACCATGTTTCACTTGTCGCCGCTTTAATGAGGAACACGTAACGCCCACCCTTTTCACGCATCTCCATTGTGTGATCCATGATGTGGGTCATGCCGGTGATCGCCTGCTTCTCGTGGTACTGAGAGCGGCTATAGGGTGGATTACCGAATGCGGCCCCGCCGATTGACTCCAGCATTTCCGACCAATCCTGCATCAGCGCGTTATCTTCGGCTGTGTACCAGACCGGGCACTTCGCGTTATCGTCGTCAGCAAACAGATCCAGAACCAACGGCCCAAATATTGCGTTGATCCCCCAAAACAACAGATCCGGAGTTCGCCATTGATCGCCAACCTCTTTCAGTTCGTGGGCTGGTTTGCTGCGCAGTTCCGCCAGCGCCTGGCAATATTTGTTTGTCATTATCCCCTGAACCCCTCTGGAATTTTGGTATCAACCGGACCGAACTTCATTGGGTCATGTTTCTTTTCACCCCAGCATTCACGTGGCGGACGCCCCTTCTTGTCCCAGCGGATCCCGCTTTGCAGATACCCCTCAAATTTTTTCGGGCCAAACAGTGTTTCAGGGCGCATGTACTGGTACTGCTCATCGTTGCCATTCCAGTGCTCGTGTTTCAGGTCGATAACCAGTTGCAGGTCTGCAACGCTGTAACCTTCACGCAGACGAGCACGAATGTTTTCCAGCGAGGTTTTTGATTTCTGATAGCGGGAACCGCTGACCTGGTTCAAATGGGTTAAAACCAGAATGGCATTATCGGTGATCGCAACTTCAGGGTCTGGTTGCGACGCAACCGGACAAGAAGGTTTTATGATCTGTTTGTGGTGATCTGAGTAATGATCTGTATAGAGAATAGGTTCCGCGACTTCGCGGTTATGGTTCCGCGATTCTGCGTTTTCGGTTCCGTGATTCTGCGGAATAGGTTCCGCGACTTCGCGTTTCCCGTTCCGCGATTCTGCGGAATCCAGGGTTGTAGGGAATAAAGCCCCGATTAATGCATCCCCGTCGATACGGTAGTGCGTCTTTTTCGTACCATTTACCTGCTTTTGCGCTTTATCAACAATTCCAGGTAACCAGCGAGTGCAAATCTTGTTTACCAGCCGCTGTACCTGGTCTTCACTGACTCCACGAATTTCCGCAGCTAACTCACTGTGCTCTTTGTAAAACCAGCCATCCTTCAGGTCTGATTTCCCGGACCAGAAGACCAACTGGTTGAGAACTGCCCCCAAAGCATGCGCCTGCTGATCACCGGAAAAAAAATCAAGGTAAGGGACCGGGATTGTTATTGCGTTGCGCTGGCCCGACAGCGACTGAACGATTTCAAATATCTGGCTCATGATCGTCCTTTATCTCAGTAAACTTGCGCTGGAACTGTTCGAGCGGGCTGAAGCATTCATGCTCATAGCCTTTGCGCAGGTAGATAACGCGGTGAGTTTCCGGTTCCCATCGGATAACGCGAACAGGGATACCGTAGTGGTCTTTGAACCATCGGTTAAGTTCTCGCATAAGGACTCCCCTCTACGGCGCCATACCCCCACAATTGCCATCGCCCGACTGTGGTTACAGGGAACCCAGCGGCCTGATACCATGCGTTCATACCGAAACATGATGTAACCCCGAACAGGGAATGCACGTAGTTGCGGTATGCGGTTCTTTACCGTTAAACTGTTCATGCGTTAGTTTCTCCACTGATACGACACGCCACGGCGCCCGGAGCTGCACACTCGCGGGCGTCACTCTTTTCTGGAAGGCAATAAACACGTGAAATCAGGTTCAAAAATGTCATAAGCGTTACCCGGAACTGGTACGCGATTTCGTTCAGACTGTCCCATTCCCCTTTATCAACAACGCCATCATCAATGTATCGACGATATGCGTTGACCAGGTCCCCGAGTCTTCCCACCAACTCAGCCAGCTTTAAACCAATCTCCTCGTTCTCTATCTCTGGCGCTGCGCCTGGAATGTGGATCCCGTTATCTGTTTGACGAGAAAATGCATCGGCTATGTGGCTAACACCAGCAGCTTTCTGTAGCACCATTGCCCACCCCATAGGGAAGATCTGATCGCCATCGACACGGAGGCGGTTAAACAGTGCATTCTCTGTTACCCCCAACCACTCTGCCGCCTCGGCATAACCACCAGGCAGATCGGTAATGGTCTTTTTAATTGCGGCCACCAGCCAGGCAGGTTGTCGTTCAACTTTCCAGTTAGGTTCATTTCCCACGGCATACCCCTTATTCCTGTGGTTTTAATCACGCAGCCGAATGACTACGCTTTTCATAAAGTGATTGGTTAACTTTCAAATCACCTTTCGTCAGCGCTTGGATCTCAAATGCCCTCCCCTTTGGGATAACTTCATCCCAGCCCGATACGGATGCGTGAGAAATATTCAGAGCCTTAGCGGTTTTCCCTACGCCACCGAAGTAAGAGATAACGTCATTCTTTTTCATTTTTCCCTCTGGAGTTAGGTAATGCAGTGCACAAATAGTAGGATATCTTACATACAATGGTCAAGCATTCCTACATCATAAAATGGTAGGATTGCCTACATGAAAATGAATGATCGAATCCGAAGCAGACGAAAAGAACTAAAGATGACGCAATCCGTCCTGGCTAAACTTGTCGGGGTAAATCGCGTCACCATCACTGGCTGGGAATCCGGTGACTACAAGCCAGGTGGTGAAAACCTCCAGGCGCTTGCAGCTGCATTAGAAAAGACACCGCAATGGTTGCTGGATGGTAAGGATGATGGAAGCCAGCAGCCGCCAACCATGAACCCTGAACAGAGATTCGGAATCAGGTCAGTTCCCGTTCTAACATGGGTACAGGCCGGGGAATGGACGGCCAATAGCGGGGCTATTACGGAACGAGATATTCAGGACTGGGTCTATACTTCAGCAGCCGTCTCTGAAAGCGCGTTTGCACTCATTGTTCGCGGTGACTCGATGACCAACCCAACAGGTGCGCCAAGTATCCCAGAGGGATCTATTGTCGTTGTTGAGCCTGATTTTGGTGATGCCAGTCAAGCAAATGGTAAAATCGTTATTGCGCAGCTTGTAGGCAGTGATGAGGCCACCATTAAAAAGTTTGTCATTGATGGGCCGCTGAAATACTTGGTACCTCTCAACCCCAATTACAGGATGCTAGAGGTCAACGGCAACTGCCGACTTGTAGGTTTAGTAAGACAAGTAATAATGGATTTATAAGAAAGCCGGGAATCCCCGGTTTTTTTTCGCCCCTTTATGTAAGTTATCCAACATTTTTACTTGACCACTACGTGTAAGTTATCCTACATTAATCATACCAACAGCGAACAGGCAGGACGCCCACGAAGTAGCCGCCGGTGGCGTATGAATGACCGGATGATTCGCTGGCACATCAATTCTCAAGGGGGTTCAGGATGAAAGAGAACGAATTGAAGCATGTCATAGCTCTGCTACTGGAGGATGCCAAGCGAGTTCAGCAAATTGAACCGAACACAGGTACTGAGTCACGCATTCTTCTTGCGCAAGCCGCATTAAAAAGCGCAGGTCATGACAAAAATGAAAAGAAGCGCCTCAACGGGGTACAGATTGTCGAGGCGTTACTGGAACGGAGAAAACAGTTAGAAGGGTTCGATAGGGTCGTTACCCAAAGGATCTAGCAGCCTTATTGTTCTGAGGTAGGTTTCACGCTCTTTTTCAGTGATATCAGGCTTCTCAAAGAGCATACGGAAATGAGCGATAGAACTTTCGAGTTCTTTAGTATGTGGGCCTTCAGCCTCAGTAATAGCAATGGCCAGCCTTGATATGGCCAACTCAATAGCATCGAGTCTGGCATGGTTAAGATAAGTAACGTTGCCCATAAAAATTTTCCTTCGTGGTTGTAGCGACTTAGAAGGATACCACCGCGCCTGAAGTGGTTAAAAGCAGGCCAAAGCAATAAGAAACACATCCCTGTTCTGGCGGCCCGGCGTTTTCCCGTGTATTTCCGGCAACCGCCAGCCTTTTCAGGGCACAACATGCAAGCGCACTCCTTCACTAACCAGTTATGGGTGACAGGTGTGAAACGGCGGAGTGCGCTTGCAGTTGTGGTGAATTGCAGCCCTTATAGGTAACCAGAAGATAAGCATCTGGCGCCACAACCCAATCACGTAGCCAGCGTGGTACCAGGAAGTAAGAAAGCTGTGTGTAGTCTTGGCGGTACCAGGGTCTTCAACCTGACAAAAGGGGGGCGAAGATAATGTTCTACCTCGGTACCGCCCTTTTTTACAAAACAGACAATGGCATCACCGGGCGACGGGCTCATAACCCAATCCACCCGGGCGGTTGCAGCCGCAGGTGCTCTTGTCTGTTTTGTGGAGAAACTAACTGGCGATGGCAGTCGCCCGTTGCACTAAGTGCCTCTGGATGGGGCATTTACTGAAACGAAACCAAAACTTTTAATCGCCTTATGGCGAGGGATTCGTGCAACCAAAAATCGTGCGGTGCAGCGCACCAATTAAGGAGAACTAACGATGAGTTTTATCCAGACTCTTTCCGGTAAGAAGTTCGATTATATCAACTCCACCATTGACGATATTGATATCGAGGATATCGCCAGTGCGCTTTCAAATATCTGCCGCTTCGCTGGGCACCTGTCGGAGTTTTACAGCGTGGCGCAGCATTCCGTTCTGTGCAGTCAACTCGTGGCGCCAGAGTTTGCCTTTGAAGCTCTGATGCATGATGCCGCAGAGGCGTACTGCCTGGACATCCCTGCCCCGCTGAAAGCATTGTTGCCAGATTACCGCCGGATCGAGACGCGCACGGATCAACTGATCCGCCTGAAATTCGGCCTGCCGCTCGACGAGACATACCTCGTTAAATATGCCGACCTGACCATGCTAGCGACCGAACGCCGGGATCTGGATATCGACGACGGCTCCATATGGCCGATTCTGGAAGGTATTCCACCCACGGATTTATTCGAAATTCATCCTTTGCGCCCCGGCCAGGCCTTCGGCCTGTTCATTAACCGGTTCAATGAACTGATGGAGCTGCGCCAATGCGCCGCCTGAAAGTAAAAGAGCTCGTTGCGGAGGCGCATGCCTCCGTACCGGAACTGCCAGCAAAACATGGGCGGCTTATGAAAGAGGTCGCAACACGACTGGAAGCAACCTATGCAGCGTTAACCGAGTCACTGGCTCGGCTGGATCAACAACGTGAAGGTAATGCGCAATGACCGTATTCGAATACGTCCAGGCCCATCCCAATACCACCAGCAGTGATATTGCTAAAGCGCTACACAGAAGGACACCTGTCGTGGCCGGCGCACTATCGCAACTCTACACCACTGGCCACATAGTAAAAACTGGCGTTCGTGGTGGTGCACCGACATACCGCGTCAACGATCTGCCATTCGGCTGCAGTAATCCTCTGACACTGATGTTTAATCAATTGCTTGCTCACGTAAGGCAAAAATCTGTGTTGAACGTGTCGAGCAATATTGATATTTAAAATTAAGCCCGGGTGCAGCCGGGCTAAGTGGAGATGACTATGCTGAACCTCGATTGTGTTCCCATTTCAACTTATTGCAAAGAGACAGGCGAAACTCCTGATGCTATCAACAAGCGCGTACAACGTGGTTTGTGGCGTGAAGGGGTTCAGGTACTGAAAATCGAAGGCGTTAAGGAGAGATGGATTGATCTTAGTGAGGTTGTAAAATGGGCCAGACAGAATCGCCTAAACTCCCGCGCGGCGTAACCATAAGGAAACATCGCAACGGTGAAACCATCAATATTACATTCACTTATAAAGGAGTTAAATGCCGTGAACCCCTTTCTAATCTGGACGTAACCCCAAAAAACATCAGATACGCCGAGCGCACACTCGGCGAAATCCATAACAAGATAGAAAGGGGAACATTTGTTTATGCGGAATACTTTCCCCGTTCTACCCGGCTAAAAATCTTCGGCAACGCTGCCGCTGGCAAAACAGTGAAGATGTACTTGGACGAGTACCTGGTGATCTGCGAAACGAGGAATCTATCCCCTTCGACAATAGGCGGGTATAAGAAATGCCGAAGCGCGTTGTCATCACTTCATATTTTTCCTGCAAGTGAGTTGACGCCGGCCGCATTGAAGACATGGATCCAGAACCAGAAAACGACATTGAAAACTATCCGAAACCAACTGTCATTCCTACGCTCTGCTTTGGATGAAGCGGTGACGGATGGTGTGCTTCAGATTAACCCTGTATCACTGGTAACAGCCTCGCGTTACCAAAGTGATAAATCAGAGGCAGAAAGTAGTTATGTTGTTGATCCGCTATCACCAGCAGAAGTAGAAGCTTTGCTCTCCGCTGCTGGCAATAAGCAGTGGGAGAATCTTTTCAGGTTCGCGATACAAACCGGGCTGCGTAGTTCAGAACTGTGTGCTCTTCATTGGCGTAATATCGACTTTGTAGGAAAAACGGCACACGTTCAGAACGCTAGCGTAGTTGGCATAATCAAAGGAACAAAAACAAAAGCCGGTACACGAAAAGTTGAACTATCTGAGGAGGCAATGGCAGCACTGACAAGTCAGAAAATGTTCACTTTCATGAAAGACACTACGATCTTTGAAGATCCAAAAACCAATAAACCATGGGACAGTGCTGACGCAATCAGAAAAAAAGCCTGGGTTCCAACACTACGAAAGGCTGGGATTCGTTACCGTAATCCATATCAGACACGTCACACCTTCGCTACTCGCCTGATAAGTCGGGGGGTTAACCTATTCTGGCTGGCAACGCAAATGGGACACAAAGGTCCAGAAATGTTATTTCGACATTATGGCTCATACCTCAAAGAGTATGATGGAAATACATCTTTAAACATAAAAATCAAACAGTAA